ACGACAACACATGGACTGATATAACACCATCTGGTTTTGTAAACGATGCCGCCAATGATCCTCTTGGTTATGGTGCATACCACTATAACGTAGAAGATTATGGCGATGCTAGAAGTCAATCTGGACTGCCTCTTGATACAGGTCATTTCTCCTTTGATAACTGGGGTGAGGATTTAGTCTTTTGTTTTTCTGGTGATGGCAAAATATACAAGTGGAGGCCAGTTTCAGGAGGAACAGCTGATACCATAGGTACAGTTGTAACAAACGCTCCTACAGGCTGTCAGGCTGTCCTAGTAACCAATGAAAGGCACTTGGTTGCTATTGGTTCTGGTGGAGATCCTAGAAAGGTGGCATGGAGTGATAGAGAAGATAGAAACACTTGGACATCTAAAGCTACCAATACAGCAGGTGATGTGCAAATACCAACAGGTGGTAGAGCATTATTAGCAGTCAAATACCAAAACGATGTTATGGTTTTTAGTGATACTGGTATAGATAGAATGAGCTATGTAGGTTCACCTTTTGTTTATGGTATAACCGCAGCAGGTGCAAACTGTAAAGCAGTTAGTAGAAGATCAGTCGTACAAACAGGAAACTTTTTAGCGTGGATGGGTGAAAACTCATTCTTTGTTTACGATGGCACTGTTAGAGAAATACCATGCGATGTGCATGATTATGTATACGACCAACTAAACGTACCAGGAAGAAAAGCATGTTGGGGTGGACACAACTCTAACTTTAATGAAATATGGTGGGGTTTTCCAAGTGGTGATGGTATATATCTACCGAACAAATATGTAATATGGAATTACTTAGAAAACACTTGGTCTATAGGTTCATTGGACAGAGGATGTTGGATTGACCAAGGTGCGTTTGATTATCCTATAGCTGGTGATTCATCTGGTTTTATTTATCAACACGAATCAACCACATTATCTAACTCACCAAACTTAAATAGTGATGTGCCTTTTTGCACAAGTGGTCCAATAGAATTAGGCAATGGTGATAACTATGTGCAATGTAATCAGATTATTCCAGACGAAGAAGCAAACACATTACCAGGTGTAACAATAAGTTTTAAAGGTAAGTTTACCCCATTAGGTAGCGAAACAGACTTTGGTAGTTTTACCTTTGAGAATGATGGGTATACCGATGCTAGGTTTACAGCAAGACAAGTACAAATGACTGTAACAGGTAGCACAACACAAGACTTTCAAGTTGGTAATATAAGACTGAACTTAAAACAAAGAGGTAGAAGATAATGGATCTATCCTCACAAAGACAATATATACAAAGAATAGAAGTAGCGCACAGCATACTTACAACTACAGACTTAACAACATTTTATACAGCTCCAAGTGGTGATGACTTTACTTGTGCTGTAATTGAATCTATCTTGGTATGTGACCATGATAATCAGCAAACTAAGATTACCTTTACAGTAGATAATGCAGGTACTACTTACACTATATTTAAAGAATATAACATTACTGCTTATGATACAGAGGAGCTTTTAACTAGAAGTATGTTCTTACATCAAGGCGATGTTGTAAAAATACAAGCAGATCGTGCTGGTAATTTAACTGTTTATGCAAGTATTGTTGAGTATGGCAAAGGCGACTAATAAAGTAGTAGACATACAAGAGGCTAAAAGAGAGCCTTGGGAAGTTGAATGGGAAAGATGTAAGCCTTATATAGCAAAAGCTGTAAAACATCAAGATTCCTATACAATTGATGACATAGAGGATAAAATAAGGAATGGAATATTCCATTTATGGCCAGGCAAAAAGTCTGCATACATAACAGAATTTGTAGTATTTCCACAAATTAAAGTAATGAATATTTTGTTTTGTGGTGGTAATTACAAAGAGTTGGAAGAAATACTCCCATATATAGAGGAGTTTGCCAAACAAGTCGGTGTAAAAAGACTTTATGGCGGTGGTCGAAAAGGATGGATTAGAAAAATAAAACATCTAGGATTTGAACACGATTATATAGTTAAAAAAGATTTATAAGAGGAATTAAGATGGCAGCAGGATTAGCAGCGTTAGGAACAGTAGGAAAAGTAGCAGGAGCTGTAGGCGCAGTTAAAAGCTTAACTGGTGGCGGAGGTTCGTCTGCTGGACAAACAACAACCACACAACAAGTGGACCCACAAACACAAGCAATGCAACAAGACCTATATAGTAGGTCGCAACAAATTGCTCAACAACCTTTTATACCCTATACAGGACCAATGGTTGCTGGTTTCTCACCAGATCAACTACGACAATTTCAAGCTACTAGAGGACTATTTGAATCTGGTATGGGTTATGACCCAACCAAAGCTTTACAAGGTATGGCACAAGAACAATTTAAGCCTACCATACAACCTGTCACTGGTTTTGAAGCACCAACCATAGAAGCAACACAAGCTCCAGGCGCAGCTCAAATAGGTCCAGTATCTACACCGCAGTTCAGAGGTTTATTAAGCCAAGACATAGGCGCTTATCAATCTCCATATCAACAACAAGTTATAGATCTAGCAATGGGTGACATACAGCGACAAGCTGACATAGCAAGAACTGGCGCACAAGAAAGAGCAATCAGAGCAGGTGCTTTCGGTGGTTCAAGATCTGCGTTACTAGAGTCTGAATCACAAAGACCTTACGCAGAGCAAATGGCTAGAACAGCAGCTGGTTTAAGACAGTCAGGATTCCAGCAGGCGCAGGCGGCGGCGGAGCGTGATTTAGCAAGACAACAGCAATTAGGTGTATTTGGTGCTGGTCAAGAGCAACAGCGTGCATTACAACAAGCACAACTTGGTCAACAAGCAGGTATCTTTGGTGCAGAACTAGGACAACAAAGAAGGATGCAACAAGCACAGCTACAACAACAAAGACAATTAGGTGGCTTGGATATTGCTGGTAGAGCTGCATTAACACAGCCACAGTTAGAGATGCAAGCGCGTGCGCAAAGATCAGGATTACTTGGTGGGTTAGCAGGACAACAATTACAAGGTCTTGGTTTACTAGGTGGTATAGGACAGCAACAACAAGGACTACAACAAAGAGCAATCGATGCACAAAGAGGCGAGTTCCAAAGAGCGTTAGCTTATCCTGGACAACAACTTGGTTTATTAGCAACTGGTGTAAGTGGTATGCAGCCAACACAAACAACAACAACTGGATATAGCCCTAGTGGATTAGAAAAATTCCAAGCTGGTTTAGGTCTTTTAAATACAACACAACCAATATTTAGTAATTTGTTCTCATCATCACAACCATTACCACAACTTAATATGCCCTCAACCCTACCAGGTTCAGGTGGTTACCCAATAGGATAGAAATATGGCAATAGGAGATTTTTTTAAAGGTATAGGTCAAGGAGTCGGCAGAGGTCTAACCAAAATTGGTGGCTATGACCCAATGCAACAAGTGTCTCCAGAAGAAGCTGCAAGACGTAGACAGGAAGGTTTAGCTGCTTTACAAAGAAGTTTAGGTAAATCTACTGCTATATTATCTGGTGATCCTAGAAGAATGCAGTTAGCTGAACAGCAAATGCAAATGGCGGAGTCAAAGAAAAAAGAATCTGAGTTGAATAAAAAATTAGATGATGCTATTGATAATTCTAATTTACCACAATCACAAAAAGATTTATTAAAATCATTAAACACACAAACTAAAGCTCAAACTTTTATGAAAGCTTATGAGCCAACAAAAGAAGATTTAACAGCCGCACAAAAAAATCTTCAAGCTTATCAAGAAATAGCAAAAACAGGAACGCCTGATGAAATTGCTATAGCTAAAGCTGCTTTAATTGGTATAAGACAGGGTAAAAGTAAAGAACAATTAAAAAATGAAGTTGTTGCAAGTTTAATAAAACAAACCAATCCCAATACTTTTGAATCATACACAAAAGAAGAAATAGAACAACAAATAAAAATATTAGATGAGTTTTATGGAAAATCTGAAGAAATAGAAACTGATGAGAATAAACCTCTGACCTTTTCATTACAAGGTTACACGATAGAAGAGGGTTAATATGCCCACCTATAGAATCACAAATAAAGACGGAGTAAGTTTAAAAATTACTGGTGAACAACCTCCGACAAAAGAACAGTTAGATAATATATTTTTACAATATAATAAACAAAAAATAGAAACATCTCCTGTTCAAGAAACCTTACCTCAACAAGTAAAATTAACAGAAGAAGTTGTTAAGAAAGATCCTAAATGGATTGAGGCATCTAAGTCTATTTACAAATGGAACGAGGGTGTAGATGCACCAAATTTAGAAACAGATCAAGATTATGCTGCTTATGGCTTAGATTATATGGGTAGGTTTAATTATAACTTGCCCCAAATGACTGTTGAGGCAAATCAATTAAAAGATGCTACAGATAAACAAAAGCAAGATTTTATTACACTTATGGATATGTATGATAAAAAGTCTGCTAGTTGGTCTGGAGCAGGTAGATTATTAAAAGGTTTAGCAACAGACCCAACAACCTATGTTGGTCTTGGAACATTAGGTGTTGGTACTGCTGGCGCACAAGCCGTAAAACAAGCTATCAAAGAAGGTGTAAAACAAGGAACTAAAGCTGGTTTAAAACAAGGCGCAAAAATAGGTTCGATAGAGGGTGCTGTTTATTCAACAGCTGATAATGCTTTGAGACAAAACGCAAAAATAAATGCTGGAGTACAAGAAGAGTTTGATTTGGGGGAGTCTGCAAAGGCCGCTACTATTGGTGCAACAGCTGGTGCTGGATTGGGTGGCCTTATAGGTGGAATTGGAACTAACATAGCTGCTAGATCAAAATTAAATCAAATAGTTCAAAGGGAGGAGTCAACATTACAAAAGAAAAATGTTGATATTGAGCAAATAGAAAAAGAAACACAACCAATAATACAAAAAGAGATAACAGGAGAAGCCGAACAAACTATAAAACCAAGCACACAACAAGAGACACCTCTTACACAAAAACTACAAAAAATATCAGAACCTATAAAAGATACAGAGGTTTCTGCTGAAGAAATAGCCTCTGGTTTGTTGGGAAAAAATTATCAAAAAGTTGCAACGCAAGCGATAGACTTTGTTAAAAAACCTTTTATTAAATATTCCCCTTTAAAAACATTACCAGATCAAGAAAAATATTTAACATTGCGTGGCTTGGCAACTGGTAAACTGCAAAAAGTTAGAGATGTTACAAGGGGCGTTTATGATACTTTTGCAAAATTAAATCCTGAAGATAATTTTGCTGTAAGGCAATACTTAACAAAAAAAGCTAATCTTAAAAGTATACAAAATCCTGTTGTAAGATCGAAAGCAAAAGAATTAAGAGAGTCTATAGATTTTGTAGGTGAGTCTTTGGTAAAAGCAAATATTCTTTCTAAAGATGTGGTTGATGCAAACAAGGAATCATATCTTCCAAGAATGTATCTTAAATATTTAGATAAAAAAGGAAGAATGGATTATACAAAATCAAGAAAAGACCTTGATGATGCAACTGTAGAATTTTTAGGAGAAGTAAAAGATATATCTTTACAAGGTTCAAAAGCCATAGAAGATCCTATGTCGGATATTGTTAAATATAGTTTGTTTGAAAAAATAGCAGAAGATCCTAAATGGACAATACAATCTGGTTTAATTGACTTTCAAGGCAAAAATGTTAGTCCTGTTTGGATGGCTGAAGAAAAAGATAGGATTGCAAATGAGGTTGTTAGAAAAATTAGACCTAAAGAAGATAGAAAAATTGTAGAGTCAATGGACTCTTTAATAGACCAAGCCAATCTTAATATTAAAAAATCAGACTTAAAATTATATAAACAAGTTCCAAATGCAAAACAGTATGGTTCTTTAAGGGGTTCATATATAAGAAAAGAAATATATGATGATTTAATTTCTGCTGGAGATTTTATAAATCCAAAAGATAACTTTGCAAAATCTGTGTTGGGTGATTCTGGAGCAATAACTCAAGCAACAAAATTATGGAAAATGAGTAAGGTTGCTTTAAATCCACCATCACAAGTTCGTAATGGAATTTCTAATGTTATCTTATTAAATCTTTCTGGAGTGCCTTTAAGAAAAATACCAACAAGATTAAATCAAGCTCTAAACGATATGAGACAAAATGGTCCTTATACAGAAATAGCAAAAAAATATGGAATATTAGACTCAACATTTTCAAGACAAGAAATGATTGATATTAATAAGGCATATTTAAAAGCAAAGGCAAAAGAGACTGGAAATATTGTAGATAGAATAAAATATATTGGCGGTGCTATATCTGAGATAGGAACTAACGCTTATCAAAAAATGGAAATAATAGGTAAGACAGCAAAAATTATTGATGAAATGTCTAGGGGTGTTGACGAGGCAAACGCTGCTTTAAGAGCGCAAGAAACATTATTTGATTATTCTTTAGTTCCTCCGTCAGTAAGGTATTTAAGAAATGCACCAGTAGGTATTCCATTTTTAACTTATTATTATAAAGTCCTACCAAACTTGCTAGAAACAGCAATTAGATATCCAGAAAGATATCTTCCATATTTAGCTATACCCTATGGTATGCACGAAATAGTAAAACAATATCAAGGAATTACATCAGAAGATATTAAAACAATAAAACAATCTATGCCTGAGTGGATAAGAGACAATGGTAATGCTTTGATATTACCGATTAAAGATGAAAATGATAAATGGCAAGTATTAGATTTTAGTTATTTTTTACCTTATGCAATGTTTACAGGCATGGTTAAAGATGTAAAAGAATTAGAATTTCAAGAAGCTTTATCTAAGTCTGGTGTTTTTGGTGGCCCACTACCTCAAACAATTAGTGCTATACAAACCAATATAGATCCATTTACAAAAAGAGAAATTGTTAATGAATATGATCCTGAATCAAAACAGTTGGCGGATATGATGTTATATGCCTATAGAATGGCAGCTCCAACATGGCTAACGGATATTGGTTTTGCTGGTAAACTTTTACAATCAATTAATAAAGATGTAAATAGATTTGGTGATCCTAAAGTAACTAAAACTCAAGCAGTTTTAAGATTAGTTGGTACAAACATATATCCAATAGATCCTCAGAAAAGTAGAACAACTAATATTAAATTTATGCGTAATGAAATTTCAAGAATTAAAGCTAGAAGAACTAGAGTTTTAAAAGATAAAAACTTAACCATAGAAGAAAGAAAGAAATTGCAAGAAAAATATCTTGAAATGTTGCAAGATAGACAAGATCAATTAAAAGATTACATTAAAGAAAGCAAGTTAACTGAAGGATTAAAATAAAACCATGCCACGCCAATCTGAAAGAGTTGGCCGATCTGGAGAATACTTAGTAGCCTCGCTACTTTCTTTACACGCAGATACTGTAATGATAGTTCCACACAGCGCGGAGGCAGACATTGTTTTTGATGTTGATCACAATCTATATAAGTGCCAAGTTAAAACACAATCTAAAATACAAACACATAGAGTGTCATGGCAGTTTGATTTTAGGCGTGGTGCTTTTGCTAAAAGTAGGCAATACGAAAAAAATGCAATAGATGTTTATGCTTTGGTTGCTTTAGGTCCACAGAAAGTTGTCTTTACTTTTGCAGACGGAAAAAAACAGATAACCATTAAAGACAAAGAGATGCAAGCGATGGACTCGCTTAAAAATGTAGAAAACCTATTTAAAGAGCTTCGATGTCAACAGACACTTTAGGTTCTTCGTAATGCTTTACAGAGTTCATACCTAAAGATATTAGATACTCAACCACTTTATGTGGTTCTTTCTGTTCGCTCTCACAAAAATCCTTAAACTTTTTAGCAAGATGTTTATTTACATATATAGGCTTTCTTCCGTTCCTTTCGTTTAAGATACGATCATCAAACTCATATAAATTCATAGCTACCTCCTTGGTAAGTCCTTACAACTCCTCGTAATATTTAACTAACTCGTTTAAATACCATTGACATTTTTTTAAGTCCTGAATGTTCTCTTCTTTATCCTTATGTCTATATAAATATTTCCAGATATTAGATTCTAAATAAGCAGCATATCCTTTTGAACCAACTCTATCTCTTATTAGGTCTATACATTCCACTATTCCTTGGTAATGCTCTGGCCTGTTTACCATATCTGGTTTTATATCAGCAACTTTATTTTTGCTGTCTTTACCAGCTTGATCCCATTCTTCTTTTCTTATATCGTCTATCGACATATTTTCACTCCTTTTTTGTAATTAACTGTTGTATTCAAGTACATTTACATATATATTATAACAAATCAAAACAAAAAGGGAGATTAAATGGAAAAAGATAAAATCTTTTTAGATACTAAGCAACTCGCTCAAAGATGGAGAAGATCTCCAAGAACCATAGAGGGCTGGCGCGCAAAGAAAACAGGGCCAGACTATTTAAACCTAAATGGTAAAATTGTATATGATATTGACGAAATCATAAAAGCAGAAGCAGAAGCAAGGGTATCACATGAAACACGCCAAACTTAGCCCATCAGCTGCTGAAAAATGGACTAATTGTCCAGGTATGCCTACGCTTGCAGCAAAGGTTGATTATCAAGTTGGATTACCTGCCGCTGTTGGTACTTTAATTCACAACATGACAGAACAACTATTAAAAGGATTTTTAGTTGATGTCACACTTGAAGATTATTGGCTTGGCAAAAAAGAATATGTAGAAGATTTTGAAATAACAGTCGACCAAGACATGATTGATTGCGCAAAGATTTATGTGGAATATGTGCAAGAGAGAGCAAAAAGATTAAACGGCAAACTATTGGTAGAACAAAAAGTTAGATGCCAAGAAATATCAGAAGATTTATATGGTTATGCAGACGCATTAATAATCACTCCACATAAAATGTGCGTTATAGATTTAAAAACAGGTAAATATCCTGTAAGTCCTGAACACAACAAACAAGCCATGATATATGCAGTAGGTGCATTATCTCGTTATGGCAATGAAGATACTGAAGTAGAGATTACAATAGTCCAGCCACGCGCAACATGGGGTGGCGGACCTATCAAGACATGGAACACCACCGCAGAGTTTCTGGTGGATTGGGCCTACGATTTCTTAAAGCCGTGCGTGGATGCATGCTTGGAGGAAAACCCTGTATATGTTTATGGGGATCATTGTCGCTTTTGTAACGCAAGAAGCATCTGCGATTTATATAAACAATATAATAAAGGAGAAACTAATGAGTGAAAATAGTGAAACCAAAAACGCTGAAGAACCAACAATTAAGTTTGCGGATGATGGCAAGGAACATAAGGTCAATGAAATGCCAGACAATGCAAAAGAGTTGATGGCTCGTTGGCAAGAAAAGAAACAAATCAGAGATGATTTTATTATAAAAGCTAATAATGATATCGATGATTTAAATACCTTACTTGGTTCTTATGAGGCTCGTATGAAAAACATATTAGAGCCAACAGAAGAAAAAAAGATTGAGGTGCAATAATGTCATTAGCTGATATAAGAAAAAAATCCGTACAAAAACCACCAAGAATAATAGTTCATGGTGAGGCAGCTGTAGGTAAAACATACTTAGCATCGCAGACAAAAAATCCAATTATGTTGGATGTCGAGGATGGTCTAGGTAAGATACAAATGGATAACATACCGTGTAAATCTTATGCGGATGTCATGGAAAATCTTGATGAGCTTGCCGTTGAAAAACATGAATACAAAACTGTTTGTATTGATTCTTTGGACTGGTTTGAGAGATTGTTGTGGGAAAAGGTTTGTGCAGATAACAACTGGGCTTCCATTGATCAACCAAGTTACGGAAAAGGCTATGCCGAAACATTGAGGTACTGGGGTCAGTACATAGAAAAACTTAACAAACTAAGAGATAAAGGAATGATGATATTCCAGATATGTCATAGTGAGGTAAGAAAAGTGGAAGATCCACGAATCGAAGCTTACGACAGATACTCTCTTAAACTCCATAAGAAAGCTTCAGCATTATTGTTGGAACATTCTGATGCATGTTTTTTTGCAGCTAAGAAGTTAGGTACTATTAAGGTGCAGGGTAAAAGTGGTATGACTACTAAAACTGTATCTGGAGATAGAATTATTTATCCAAACAACGACCCAGCGTATCTTGCAAAAAACAGATACAACTTACCAGATGAGTTGCCAATGGACTGGAACGCAATCCGTGAGGAGATGTTGAAGTGATTGATACTAAAGAACTTAACGAACACTTTTGTGATGATGATGAACCACAATACGATGAAGATGGACTTTGTCGTCATTGTGGGGAATCGCAAGAGGATTGTTCAGAATATAAATGTTGGATTTAACAAGGAGTAAAAAATGGATTTAACAAAATATGATTTTGATAACACAGATTCTGGTTCAGAATCACAAACAAAGATTGAGCCTGGTGTTCATACTTTAAACTTTGATGGATATGAGGTTGTTACTGGTAGAAATAACTGGGAAGCAATTAAAGTATTCTTTACCGTTGGTAGTTCAACATTCAGAATTAATCATGCCTTTACAGTAGGGCATGATAATCCAGATGTTGTAAGGCGTGGCAAACATTCATTTAAAGCTATGGCAACTGCAATGGGTTTAGGCTCACTGACATCTATGGATAAGTTTATGGATAAGTCAGTTGTAGCTCCAGTAATAATGGATAATGATGACAAGTATATGGTCATTGATGAAAACTTTGGTAAGAACTGGCAACCTGCAACTGAATCTGTTGCAAAGCCAAAACCAAAAGTTGAAGATGACAATATTAAAACTGGTCCGTCAGATTCTGACTTAGCAGCAATGGGAACAACGGTTGCGAGCGAGGATGATGCACCATTTTAATTTTGATGGTAAAAACAGGCCCACTCTTTGCGGATATTGTAAAAATCCGAGTGGGCCACTACTTTACAAAGACGGAGATTATTGGTTAGGTGCGTGCAGTATGGATCATTTAAAAAAGATTAAAGAAGGTAA